GAAAAAGAAATGCGTGAACAGGTTTTGGAGATTTTTTCCTGACCATGGGACAGCGAGGGCCCAAGCCATTGCCGAGCAACGTCCGGGCCTTCACCGGAATGCGCCGGGCGCTTCGTGCGGCCGACCTGTCGGACGGTGTCCACCCGGAGGTCGGTCTGCCGCCGATCCCGACATGGCTGTGCGCCGAGGCGCGCAAGGAGTGGAAGCGCATCACGCCGGAGCTGCTGGCGCTGGGCCTGATGACACGGCTGGACCAGGCCGCGCTGTCGCTGTACTGCCAGGCCTATGGCCGGCTGCAACAGGTGGAGCGCGCGCTGGCTGGCCGCGTGTCCACAGTCAAGGCCGATGGCAAGGAGGCCGCCGAGGCGCTGCTGACCATGATGCCGAGTGGAATCGTGCGCGAGTCGGTGCTTAGCCGCATGGCCGCCGATCTGCGCTCCCAGGTGGACCGACATCTGGCCGCCTTCGGCCTGAGCCCTTCTGCCCGCAGCCGCGTGACGGCGTCGCGCAACGACGGCCAGATCAATCTGCCAGGCATGGAAGAAGACAAGCCACGCGGCTTCGGGGCGCTGTGAGCATGACAGACTACGCCGCCATCGCCACGGCCTACGCCAGCGATGTCGTTCAGGGGCGCATAGCCACCTGCAAGTGGGTGCGAATGGCCTGCGAGCGCCATCTGAAAGACCTGGCCCGCTCCGACAGCGCCGGGTTTCCATACGTCTACAACCCCGGGCTGGTCGACACGCACGGCAAGGCCTACCGACCGGCCGACCGCGCCTGCGGGTTCGCGGAGCTGATGCCGCACATCAAAGGCGACTGGGCCGCGCGCGGGGAACTGATCAAGTTGGCCGCGTGGCAGGTGTTCTTCTTGGCCAGCGTCTTCGGATGGGTGCACGCGGTCACAGGAAAGCGCCGATTCCGCAAGGCCGACCTCTACGTGCCGCGCAAGAACGGCAAGAGTTCCCTCGCGGCCGTGGTCGGAAACTTCATGCTGGCGGCCGACGAGGAGCACGGCGCGGAGGTCTACAGCGGCGCGACCAGTCAGAAGCAGGCCATGGAAGTCTTCAAGCCGGCGCAGCTGATGGCAAAAACGCACGCCGGATTCCGCGCCTTCTACGGCGTGGTCGTCAACGCATCCAACCTGTCGGTGCCGGACGCCAACAGCCGTTTCGAGCCGGTGATCGGCAAGCCAGGAGACGGAGCTTCTCCCAGCTGCGCCATCGTCGACGAATACCATGAGCACAGCACCAGCGACCTCTACGACACCATGGCCACCGGCATGGGCGCCAGAAGCCAGCCGCTGCTGGTGATGATCACCACCGCCGGCAACAACATCGGCGGGCCCTGCTACACGCACCAGGTCGAGCTGCAGAAGGTGCTGCAAGGCGCGACCGTCGACGAGCAGCGCTTCGGTCTGATCTACGGCATCGACAAGGGTGACGACTGGACCGATCCAGTCGTCCTGCGCAAGGCAAACCCCAACTTCGACGTCAGCGTGAGCGGGGACTTTCTCGAGGCGGCGCAGCGCGAGGCCGTCAACGATCCCCGCAAGCAGGCCGTATTCAAGACCAAGCACCTCAACGAGTGGGTCAATTCCGCCAGCCCCTGGATCAACCTCGAGTCATGGCAGCGCATGGGCGACGCCGCGCTGTCCATGGACGAATTCCGCGGCGAGTCGTGCTGGGTCGGCGGCGACCTGGCCAGCAAGAATGACATCGCCAGCCGCGCCGCCATCTTCCGCCGCCTGGTGGACGACGATTGGCACTACTACCTCTTTACCCGCAACTGGTTGCCAGAGGCCGCCATCGCCAAGCCTGAAAACGACCACTATCGTGCATGGGACGCTGCCGGGCAGCTGGTCAGGACGCCGGGCAACATGATCAACCTGCGTGCCATTCAGGAGGACGCCGAGGGCCTGGCCGATGCGCACCTGGTGGCAGAGATCGCACTCGACGCCTGGGGATCGCGCGAGATCGCGCCCAACCTGCAAGACGGCGGCTTCGTCGTGGTCGACGTTCCCATGACCACCCGCAACCTGTCGGAGCCGATGAAGCTGATCGCCGCGCTGGTGGACGCTGGCCGGTTCCACCACGACGGAAATGCCGCCACCACCTGGATGTTCAGCAACGTCGAGGTCTTCGAGGACCGAAACGAGAACATCTTCCCGCGCAAGCCCAGCGCCGAGAAGAAGATCGACGCTGCCGTTGCAGCCATCCTGGCGATGAGCCGGGCAATGATCGGCGCAGAGGGCGGTTCGATGTTCGTCGAGGACGACCTGGTCATCGTATGAAGATTTTCGGATTCGACATCAGCCGAAAGGCCGATCTGACTATCGACCAGATCATCTCGCGGCTGGAGGCGCTGCACGGAACCGCTGCGGGCGTCAGCGTCACGCCGGACAACTGCGAAGAATCGCCGACCGTGCAGGCCATCGTGAACGCGATTTCAATGCGCATCGCCACGCTGTCGGTCATGGTCGAGAGAAAATCGCGCGACGCCAATGGCGAAGAAACGCGCGAGCAACTGCCGAACCACCCGGTAGCCAAGCTGCTGAAAAGGCCGAACCAGTGGCAAACTCCGGTCGAATATTGGGCTGATGCCGCCTCCAGCCTGGTGCGCCACGGGCGCTACTACGCCATCAAGTCGCGCGGCGTCACCGGGCCCATCCGCTGGCTGCAGCCGGTTCCTGCCGGCCAGATCGAGCCGTTGATGGACGATGCCTCGCTCACGCTCAGGTTCAGGATCGAAACGGGCGGCGGGCAGCGCGAATACGCGCAGTCAGACGTCCACTATGCCAGGTCGCGGTCGAACGACTTCTTCCGGGGCGAATCTCCGGTGCACCGGGCGCGCGATTCGATTGCGCTGGAGATCGCCGCGCAGCGCTTCGGCGCCAGCTACTTCGGCAACGGTGCCATGCCGGGGCTGATCTTCAGCTACATGGACGGCATCAAAGGCCACATCAACGCCGAGCAGCGCAACGAGTTCATCGGCCGCATCAACAGCATGTTCGGCGGCGGCGGCACCTTCAAGGCGATGGTGTTGCCCTACGGCATGGCCAAGCCCGAGCAGATGAGCATAGAGAACGACAAGGCGCAATTCCTGGAGACGCGCAAGCTGCAGCGCAGCATCATTGCGGGCGCGTTTGGCGTGCCGCCTCACCTGGTCGGCGATTTGGAGCGCAGCACCTTCAGCAACATCGAGCAGCAGTCGCTGGAATTCGTAGAAAAGGTCGTGCTGCCCTACGTGCGGATTTTCGAGAGCGCCATGGAGCGCGACCTGCTGACCGACGACGACCGGCGCAGTGGCGTGGTGATCCGGTTCAACCTCGATTCGGTGCTGCGTGCGGACTTCAAGACCCGCCAGGAAGGCCTGAAGATCCAGCGCGAGATGGGGGTCATCAGTGCCAACGAGTGGCGCGAGATCGAGCACTACAACCCGCGCGCCGAGGGCGACGTCTACTGGGACCAGGGGCCCTCAGGCCAGAACGCGAAACCAGACACGACAGGAGCGGCCCACGATGCACAACTTCCTTAACTTCAACTTTGAAGTCAAGGCGCTCAACGCGCGCGAGTTCGAGGGCTACGGGTCGGTGTTCGGCAATGAAGACCTGGGCGGCGACATCGTGCTTCCGGGCGCGTTTGCAAAGACCATCGCTGCCCACAAGGCCAACGGCACCATGCCGCTCATGTTCTGGATGCACCAGCAGGACCAAGTGCCAGGCGTTTGGACCGACATGCGCGAGGACGGGAAGGGTCTGTACACGCGCGGCGAGGCCGTCGACACCCAGCTCGGGCGCGACGTGCGGACCCTGCTGCAAAAGAAGGCCGTGCGCGGTCTGTCCATGGGTTACGTGGCCACCGACGTCGACTGGAAGGACGGCCGGCGCCTGCTGAAGCAGGTCGACCTGTTCGAGGTGTCCATCGTGTCCATGGCCATGAACCCGCTGGCGCAGGTGGAGGCTGTCAAGGCCCGCCTGTCGGCCATTGGCGAATACGTGCCGACCGAGCGCGAGATGGAATCGCACTTCAGGAAAATGGGGTGCTCAAGGGTTGTCGCGCGGTCGCTGATCGCGCGGCTGTCAGGTGGTGACTCTGGCGCGAGTGGGATGCCCGCGCCCCAGTGGGATGCTGGCGAGGTTGCCGAAGATGGCGAGGCCGAGGCGCTCGCCCGTTCGATGTCCAGGCTGCTCGATGTGGTCGGCGCGCAGGCGCTGGCCAGAAGCTGAGCCGCCAAGTTTTCAAACACCAGGCTGCCAGGTTGGCAGCCGAATCTTCAGGAAATCAATCATGACAAGTTTCACCGAAATCAAGCAGGCCATCGACCAGACGGCCGAGGCGTTCGAGGAGTTCAAGAAGACCAACGACCAGCGCATCGATGCGCTGGCCAAGGGCAAGGACGGCCTGGCCAAGGAGCTGGAAGCCAAGCTCGGCCGCATCGAGAGCGACATCAAGGTGTCGACCGAGACCAAGGCCGCCGCCGAGCGCGAGCTGCAGTTCCTGCGCGACCGCGTCGAGGAGCTGGAGGCCAAGGGCATGAGCCCGGGCAAGGGCCCCCAGGAGAAGGTCATGGACGAGTACAAGACGGCCTTCATGGGCTGGATGCGCTCGCGTGGCCAGTCGCAGGAATGCGAGAGCAAGATGCTCGACGTGGCGCGCAAGGCCACCCGTGAGTTCAAGGACATCACCATCGGAACCGGGTCGGCCGGCGGCTACGGCGTGCCCGAGGAGATCAGCCGCGAGATCGAAAAGCACGAGCTGAAGTTCTCGCCCGTGCGGTCGCTGGTCAAGGTGGTGAGGGCCGGCACGTCGGACTACAAGGAGCTGCTGTCGATCAACGGCGCCACGTCCGGCTGGGTGGGTGAAACCGGAACGCGGTCGGCGACCACCACGCCGACCCTGCGCGAGATCACGCCGACGCACGGCGAGCTGTACGCCTACCCGCAGGTCAGCGAGTGGTCGCTGGACGACGTGTTTTTCAACGTCGAATCGTGGCTGTCGGAATCGGTCGGTGAGTCGTTTGCCGTCGCGGAGGCCACGTCGGTCTTGTCCGGCAACGGCACCAACCAGCCCACCGGCATGCTGAACAGCGCGCCCACCGCCGTGTCCGACGAAACCGCGACCCGCGCCGCTGCGGTCTACGAGTTCATCGCCAACGTCGACGCGGGCCTGGCCCTGCTGCCCGACATCCTGATCGACACGCAGTACAAGCTGAACTCGGCCTACCAGATGGGCGCGGTCTGGGCCATGAACAGCACCACGGCCGGCGCCGTGCGCAAGCTGAAGGACCAGAACGACCAGTATCTCTGGCAACCGTCGATGATCGTCGGCCAGCCCGACACGCTGCTGGGCAAGCCGGTGACGATCTGGGAGCAGATGGCGACCATCGCCAACAATGCGCACCCCATCGCCTACGGCAACTTTCGCCGTGGCTACGTCATCGCAGACCGCGTCGGCATGCGCATCACCCGGGACAGCGTGACCAACATCGGCCACGTTCGTTTCTACGTGCGGCGCCGTGAGGGCGGGATCGTGTTGAACAACAACGCGATCAAGTTCATCAAGACCACGACGGCCTGATCGGCCTGGTGAAAGGGGGCGGGCCATGGGCCCGCCCGAAGGCAAGCCAATGAAGATCATTCGATTCGCCGAGCGCAACTGGCGGCCCGACGCGCAGACGCTGATCAGCACCGGGGACTATCGCATCCCGCTGGACATGAGCGAGGAGCTGGCGCAGCGCGCGCTGGCGGAAGGGGCCGCCGTGCTTGTCGCGCCGGCCGCACTCGAGCGCAAGCCCGCGCCCGCAAGGCTCGAAACGAAGCCGGCGCCGCGCGGTGCAACGTCCACCAAGGTCACGCCGGCTGCGTAGCCTTAGCCTGCAACTCATCAAAAGGGCCCATCATGGCAGCAACCGTCCAGATCCTCGAGAAAAACGGCGCCGGCGCCACCACCACCGACAAGACGAGCGGGACCATCAGGTTCAAGAACGCCGACGATTCCACCGTCGACCTGAACGACCCGATGGTCGTGCCAGGAAGCGGCACCGACTACAGCTACGAAAAGTGGCTGATCGCCAACGTGTCCGGCGGCAGCTACACGCAGATCACCAACTTGGTGGCCTACAGCGACGGCAGCAATGGCATGGGCACCGGGGTGGGCCTGTACGCCAAGGCCGTCACGTCCTACGCCACGCCGGCCGAAGGCACCAGCACCTCGGGCTACACCGACTTCTTCAGCTACACCAGCGGAAGTCCGTTGACGCTGGGCGCCGGGCCTTTCACGTCGACCGGAGAAAAAGGGGACCACTTGGTCATGCTGTGCACCGTCGCCAGCACCGCGTCCGGTGGCCTGACAGCCTCCGAAACTCTCACGCTGGCGTGGGATGAAATCTGATCCGGTGCCCTTCGAGTTGTGGGAGCGCGACGGCTTCCGCTGCGCGAGCAACGGCAAGATCATGCTGTGCATGACGGCCGACGGCGGCACCGTGAAGAGGCGGCGCGGCATCAAGGGCATCGGCCCAAAGCCCCCAGCCGAGGTGGTGCTGCCGATGTTGAATCAGTTGGCTGGCGACCTGCTGGCGCGTCTGGACATGCCAAGCGACGAGCTGGCGGCGCGCGTGGCAGAGATCGCCGCCAAGGCGCACGCCGCGCAGCCTGAACACGTCGAGTGGGCCGTGGGCGAGATTGACGGCGTGCGCGTCTACCTGGAAGGCAGCACAGTCATGGTCACGCGGCAGGATCTGATGCCTTGAAGGCTGAAAGGAGGATGCAATGGCACTCATTCTGAAACACCAGACTGCCGAAGCGTTCGTCGCCCGCGTGCGCGAAGCGTATCGGGTTGGCGACCCTGACACGCTTGTCAAGATCGCGCAGTTCCTGATCGCGCGGGTGCAATCCGGCGACCTGACCGAAGCGCAGATTCGCAACGCATTCGGCATGAACCAATCGCAGTGGAACACGCTCAAGACGAAGCTGCAGGCGTTGATCAGCGCCGACAACACCATCAAAGCTGCTGTTGGGGAGTAAAGCCATGCCTATCGTTTCACACACTCATGAGTTTAGCCTTCAGGCGGATGGCAGCACCTCCAATGTCGTCAGGATGTATGACCAAGACGCCAGGGAGTACATGCAAACATTCTTTGCCCCGGCAGGATTCGACGTTACGGCAAAAATCCAAGGGATGATCGCCGGCCTTGATGTGCAGCTCGCAGAAACTGAATTCAGAACGCTCGTTGGGCTGTAAACGTGGCGACTTACTACGTCTATTCCGGAGCGGGCGGCAGTAATACAGGTGCCGACTGGGCCAATGCGTTTGTTGCCCTAGGGTCGGCCATTAGCGCGGCCACGGCAAATGGTGACGTTGTGAAGGTGCATTACACGCACCAAGAAAACCTGACGGTGGTGAGCACAACCTACACGCTTGTCGCAAACATCAGCGTCATTTCCGTCAACAAGGATTCTTCCGACGTTCCGACCCCAATGGGCACCGGGGGATGGATTGGGGATGCGACGACAAACCAGCGGAGTATAACGGTGACTGGCGCTTATGCGGCGCGGCTGTACGGCATCACGTTCCGCGTCCCTGCTGCATCACTTACGACGGGGTTGGTTTTGTATGGAGCGAACGGGTCAGATTTCACGTATGAGGATTGCTACTTCTGGTGCGATATGATCGCTAGTTGGGCATCGACCAGATATATAGTTGTTGGCGCTTCTGACATAAAGTCGAACATCAGGTTCGACGGATGCACATTCAGATTCAACGATTCGCGTGCAGCCATTTCGCTGTCAACAAATGCGACGTTTTATGGTTGTATTTTGTCCAGCGCCGGCACGGCGCCGAGTACGCTATTTAAGTTCTCGGTCCAAGACCCAAGCAATTCCTTGTTTTTCATGGACGGTTGCGATTGGTCTCATTTAGGGTCTAATGCACTTGTCGATGATGTGCAGTCGATGACGCTGCACCTCGTTTTGCAAAGGTGCAAGCTGGGGACCGGCTACACCATCCTCGCGCCTCAGACGACGATTCCAAACAATGCAGGCGCGCACGCATTCCTGTCTGACTGCGCTGTAGGCGACACGCATGGTGTCGTCGGCTATTACAGCAATATGGGCTCTCTGGTGTCGGACACCGGAACGTTCTTTACGGCTGGTGCGGCCCAGCAAGCGTGGAAGATTTCGACAACTTCGCAGGCGTCGTTGAACGCGCCATTTTTGTCGCCGTGGATCGACATCTATAACACCGACACTGCCACGGTAACACCTTATCTGGAGTGCCTCAGAAATGACGGCACGGCGTCGGTTCGTCAGGATAACGAGGTGTGGGCCCAGTTCTCGGCCAAGGTCACGTCCGGCACGGTGCTATCCACCCGGTATTCAGACAGGATGGTCCCGGCTGGGACTCCTGCGAATCAGGCCGCTGGTGCCGGTACTGGGTCATGGACGATTGCGAGCAGCAACAGCCCGGCTAGCTTCAAGTGTGATTCCGGCGCATCGTTGACGCCGGCGGAGGTTGGCTACATTCGCGGGCGAATATGCGTCGGCGCGCCATCAATCACTATCTACGTCGATCCGCAGATTCGGACGTAATTCCAGATGGCGACCTACAGCCGACTCACGCCGACCGGCTGGGCGCAGGGCGACGATGCGGCCGATGCGTCGCGCGTCGCGCCGACAGGATGGGAGCAAGTTGCGGGTGCGGGCGGCAGCACGCCGGTATCGATCAGCACCAGCCTTTCGGCGGCTGCGCAGTGGGCGCGCAGCGCGGCGGCAACCGTGTCGGCAGCGCTGCAGGCCCCGGTGTCGGCCACGGCATCGGTGGACGCCGCCATCGCGCAGGCGTCGTCGGCCACCGCCGTGCTGTCGGCCGCCGCCATGGCCAGCGGCAGCGCGACGGCCGACCTGTCGATTGCCATCGAGCAGGCGCGCAGCGCGTCTGCCACGCTCAACGCCTACCTGCAGGGCGGCGCCACCGTCAGCGCGTCGCTGGACGCCGCCGCCCAGGCCCCGGCCAGCGCCGTGGCGTCTGTCAATGCCTACCTGCAAGCCGGCGGCGCGGCCACCGCGTCGCTGGACGCGGCGGTGCAGCAACTGGCCAACGCCAGCGCAGCGCTGGACACCTACGTGCAGGCCGGAAGCAGCGTCGGCGCCGCGCTGTCGGCCGCCATCCGGACGCTGCAAAGCGCGTCGGCGGCGCTGTCCACCGCCGTCGCCACGCGCCAGGCCGCCAGCGCCAGCGTGTCGGCGGTGCTGGCCATCGGCTACAGCACCAGCGCGCTGCTGGCCGCCGTGCTGCGCGGCGCGCGCAGCGGCACGGCGGGGGTGTCGGCGTACATCTACAACGCCCTGACGCCGACGCTCAGCGCGCCACCCTACGGCCGGCGGCTGCAGGCGGGCCGGCGGCCGACGACAACGCATTCCACCAGGCCACGCTACAAGGGGGGCACCAGATGACGCTGCAGCTGATCGAGGCGCCGGCCGCCGAGCCCGTGACGCTGGCCGAGGCAAAACTGCACCTTCGGGTGGGCCACACCGCCGACGACGACCTGATCACGTCGCTGATCGTCGCCGCCCGCGAGGCGGCCGAGCACATGACCGGCCGAGCCCTCATCACGCAGACGTGGGAGCGCGTCCTTGACGCATTCCCGTGCGCAGAAATCGAGCTGGCCCGCCCGCCGGTGGTCAGCATCGCGTCGGTCAGCTACATCGACGCGGCCGGCGACACGCAGGTCATCGACAGCGCCGACTACGCGCTGGACAGCACCACGCCGCCCGGCTGGGTGCTGCCGTCTGCCGCTGCCGGCGCCTGGCCGGTTGCGCTGGACACGGCCAACGCGGTGCGCGTGCGGTTCGTCGCCGGATACGGCGCAGACGGTAGTTTCGTTCCCAGCGGCATCCTGGCCTGGATCAAGGTGCGCATCGGCACGCTCTACAAGATGCGCGAGGAGGTCGTCACCGGCGTGTCGGTGTCCGATCTGTCTGGCAGCTACACCAACACCCTGCTGGACCCGTACCGGGTCTGGAGGCTTTAGCCGTGCCATTGAACGCCGGCCACCTGGACCGCCGCGTCACGCTGCGCGCACGCGCTGCCGGCGTCGACAGCCGCGGCCAGCCAGATGGCGCGTGGGCAGACGTCGACACGGTCTGGGCGCAGCCCATGCCATCCAAGGGGCGCGAATACTTCGCCGCCGACACCATGCAGGCCGAAACAGCCATGGCCTGGCGCATTCGATACCGCACCGACGTCACGGCCGCCATGCAGCTGGTGGACGACGACGGCACGCCCTACGACATCCAGGCCGCCGTGCCGGCCGCCAACCGGGAATGGCTGGACCTGTACGCCCTGGCGGGCATCAAGGACGGCCGGCCGTGATAGAGGTCCGCATCGAGGGATTGCCCGACCTGCGTGCCGCGCTGTCGTCGGTGGTGCCCAAGCTGCAGAAGCGGGCGCTTCGCAACGCGCTGGCTGCCGGTGCGCGCGTGGTGCGCGACGAGGCGCGGTCTGGGGCGCCGGTGCTCGATGTGGCAAGCGCATCGCGGCGGCGCCGCCCTGGAACGCTGAAGAAAGCCATCAACGTGCGCACCAGCAAGCGCGACCGCAAGGCCGGCGACGTCGGCGTGTTCGTCAACGTCAGGCCCGCCAAGGGGGCGGCGCGCGGCGCCAATACCGGCCTGGACCCGTTCTACTGGAGGTGGCTGGAGTTCGGCTGGACGCCCGCGCGCGGGCCGCGCACGGCAGCTGCCAGGCAGGCCAGGCGCCGGGCGTCGCGGGCGGGCGCATCGCCGCAGGTCGCCGGCCGGGAATTCCTGCAGCGCGGCGCCAGGAGGCTGCAGGACGCGCTGCGCGTTTTCTACGAAAAGATCGGGCCCGCCATCGCCAGGCTCGACAAGGGCGGCACGCCATGAGCGCCGAGGTCGACTTCCGCGCCGTGCTGGCGGGCTACGCCGGCCTGACCGCGCTGGTGCCCGCCGAGCGCATCGCGCAGAACGCCGTAGAGCAGGGCGCTGCCATGCCCTACGTCAGCTTCACCAGCCGCCACACGCCGGACCTGGGGCTGGACAACACCGTGCTGGCCAACGGCGTCATCTTCACGGTGCGCTGCTGGGACGACGACGCCGCGGGCGCCGACGCCGTGGCCGACCAGGTGGTCAGCGCGCTGGCCGCGGCCGGCGTGGTCTGCACCGCGCGCGACACCGGCCTGGACGCCGCCCTCGGGCTGGACGCCACGATCCTGACGGCGGAATGGTGGGACTGATGCCGCCATACCGCCGCCCCGTTCCCCCAACGGCCCGCAATGCGCGGGCTTTTTCTTGCCCGCAACGCGCGGGCTTTAAGCAAACCGGGCGCCGCCCGCTCACACCTAAAGGACCGACACCATGACCACCATCGTCGGGCGCGATTGCAAGATCGAAGTCGCCCTCACTTTCGACACTCCCCTGACAGTCAGCGCGGTGACGCTGGCCAGCCCCGGCGAGGCCACCTCCACCGCGCACGGCCTGACCGACGGCGAGGCGGGGTACTTCAGCGTCAGCGCCGGCATGGTCGAGCTGGACGAGCAGGCCGTCATCGTCGACAACGTGGCGACCGACACATTCGAGCTGGCCGGCCTGGCCACCACCACCTACAGCACCTGGTCGGCCGGCACATTCACCGCCGCCGCGACCTGGGGCACGGTGTCGGAGGCGTCCGGCTACACCGTCGGAGGCGGTGCGTCATCGCCGCTGGACGACACGCGGCTTACCGACGTCAAGACCCGCAACGTGGCCGGCCTGCTGGCGTCGCAGGACGTCACCATCACGGTGCGCAACCCCGTGACGTCGGGCGCGGCGCTTGCGCTGATCGAGGCGGCGGCGCGCACCTCGACCGCCTGCCTGTTCAAGATCACCAAGGGCACCGACGTGCTGCGCGTGTTCTACGGCGTGCCCAGCCTGGCCGGCGAGACGGTGTCCAGCGGCCAGCTGGGCAGCGGAGAGTTCAACGTGCTGTGCGGCGCATGGGTGCTGAAGCCCAACATCGCCTGACATGGCGGGAGATTTCCTGGCGCGCATGGAGGCGGCGCGCACGAGATGGCTGACGCTGGACGACCGGCACGAGGTGAAGATCAGGCGCCCGCACGAAACGCGCATGCCGTCCAGCATCACCACCGCTGCCGACCTGGAGCCGGTGGCCGACTTCGTTGTCGACTGGCGCGGTGCCGGGTTCACCGCGGCGGCCATCCTGGGCGACCCGGCCGCCGGCAGCGACCCAATGCCGTTCGACCGCGACGTCTGGAGATACATGGCATTCGACAGCCTGGCCTGGTTGACCGAGATCGGCGTGGCGGTGGCCGACGACGTGCGTGCGTTCAAGCAGGCGCAGGCCGATGCCGCGGGAAAGTGACGGCCCTGCTGGACGCGCAGGCGGGCATCCAGTACGAGGGCGAAACCGTCGACGCCAGGCCCTGCCCGCACGCCGTGACCGCCATGCACGCATGGAACCACCTGGCCAACGGCATGGGCGCCATCGACTGGCAGGGGATTGACGCCGTGGCCGCGCTGCTCGACGTGGCCGACGGGCAGCTGGAGCTGCTGCTGCACCGGCTGCAGGTGATCAAGTGCTACCGGCCCATCCACGCGGCAAAGGACTAGACCATGGCATTGGCCACACTCAGCATCGACCTGGTCGCCAAGCTGGCCAACCTGCAGACCGGCATGGACAAGGCCGTGCGGCTGGCCGAAAAGGACGCCGCGCGCATGGAGCGCGCATTCTCCGGCGTCAAGGCCGCTGCATCTGCCATCGGTGCCGGGCTGCTGGCCGGGCTGTCGGCGAATGCCGTCAAGTCGTTCGTCACCGACAGCATCGACGCCGCCGATGCCGCCATCAAGCAGGCGCGCGCGGTCGGCCTGCTGGTCGAGGACTTGACCGCGCTGCAGTACGCGGCCGACCTGTCCGGCGTCAGCCAGGACGAGCTGGCCACGGCGCTGACCAGGCTTTCCAAGACCGCCAAGGATGCTGGCGACGGCGTGGCGACGTCAGCGCAGGCCTTCGACCAGCTGGGCATCAAGGTCACCACCAACGACGGCAGGCTGAAGAACAGCAGCCAGCTGCTGGCCGAGATTTCGGACCGGTTCGCCGCGCTGCCGGACGGCATCGAGAAGACCGCCATTGCTCAGGAGCTTTTCGGGCGCAGCGGCGCCAAGCTGATCAGTCTGCTCAACGGCGGCGCCGCCGGTCTGGATGCGCTGAAGCGCGAGGCCCAGGCCGCCGGTGTGGTCATCAGCACCGAAACGGCCGAGGCGTCTGAGAAGTTCAACGACAGCATCACCAGGCTGAAGAAGAACATCGAAGGCTTGCAGCGCAGCCTAGGCGCGTTTGTGGTCGGGCCGCTGAATGACTTCATCGAAAAGTCGCGCGAGTTGTTCGGTGGCGACAAGTCGGCCTTTACCCTTAACACCGAGATCAAGCAGACCCGGGCGCAGCTGGAAAATCTGCGCGGGCTGCGTGGCGAGGGGTTCACGTTCGCCGGTTTCTTTGGAACGGAGGCGCAGCGCGAGAGCGAAATCGCAAGGCTGGAGCTTCAGCTGCGTGGGCTTGAAAAGGAATTCCTGCGCGTCAAAGACGCCGGGGCCGGCGCAGGCTTGCCCGGCTGCAGCCTGGTGCCGGTGCCAGGAAAGCCGACAAAAGCGCGCGGCGGCAAATCGGCCGCGTCGGACTTCGCCGAACAGCAGCGCCTGCTGTCGCTGATCACCACCGACTACGGCAGTATTCAGTCTGAAGCCGAGATGTCCAGGCTACTGCGGCAGGCCGAGCAGATCGGGGAGTACATCGACACCTACATCAAGCCCGAAGTGCTGGCGGCGGCGCTGAACGAGAACAACCGCGCTTTTCTGGACATGGAAAAGGCGTCCTACAACGCCGACGAGTCGGTCAAGGATCTCGGCAGCAGCCTGGAAAAAACCTCCGGCTTCGCCCGGGACATGGGCCTGGCGTTTTCTTCGGCGTTCGAGGACGCCATCGTGGCCGGCGGCGGCCTGCGCGATCTGCTGCGCGGACTGGAGCAGGACATCGTGCGCATCGTCACGCGCAAGCTGGTGACAGAGCCGCTGGGCAACAAGATCTCCGGGCTGATCGACGGCGTCATCGGCGCCGGCAGCGGCGCGGGCGGTTCGGCGGCCGGGATCGGCAGTTTTCTGTCCGGCCTGTTCAGCGGCTTCTTTGCCGACGGCGGCTACGTGCCGCCGGGGCGCTGGGGCATTGCCGGCGAGCGCGGGCCCGAGCCCGTCTACGGCGGGCGCACCGGCCTGACGGTGAGCCCGGCCGGCGCGTCGGTGACCATCAACCAGCACTTCGCCCGCGGCACCGACATGCGCACCGTCAACGAGGCCGCGGCGCGCACGGGCGAGGCTGTGCAGCGCGCGCTGGCGCGCAACAGGTAGAGCAGGCCATGGCATTCATCGAAACGCCGCGATTCAACGAGCGCACCCGCTACGGCATCACCGGCGGGCCGGGGTTCCTGACGCAGATCGCCGAATCGCTGGCGTCGTTCGAACAGCGCAACGCGGCGCGGCTCTACCCGCGACACCGCTGGGACGTCAGCCAGGGCCTGAGCGCGCCGGCCGACTTCCAGGCCCTGCGCGCGTTCTTCATGGCCGCGCGCGGGCGCCTGAACGGCTGGCGGTTCAAGGACTGGAGCGACTACACCGCGGCGCACAGCGGCGTGGAGGCGGGTGTGGTGACGGCGCTCACGTCCACCACGTTCCAGATGTTCAAGCGCTACACGTCCGGCAGCGAGTACGTGGACCGGATCATCCAGAAGCCGGTGTCTGGCACGGTAGAGATCAAGGTCTCGGGCGTGGTGGACGGCACCGCCACGGTGGACACCACCACCGGCATCGT